ATTTTTTAATATGAATTACTTCAAGAATTTCTTTTGGTAGGTTTTGAACGGAATTTCTCCGCATATTTTCTGCTCGGTCAATAAGTTCGAGATTTTCAATAACAAGGTTTTGTTGATTGCGGTCTTTGAATACTATGAACAATCCCTTTGGGATATCACCGTAGTGTTGTTTCCAAATCAGTACATGAACAAACTCAAATCCTTTCTCTGTCCTTTCCACCCAGTATCCGTCTCTCATTGAACGATATCCAATCGGTTTCGTGTTGTGTGGTGTTTGTCCTTTTTTGAATTGTGTTTCAATTCCTCCTATCTGCAAACCCTTTTGACCTTTGTTCCACGGCTTATGTCCTTTTGCAAATTCATTACGCACAGATCTCTCAAGATTTCTGCAATGCTTCTCAATGTATTCCGTGCTTTTTTTCAATCCCAATACAAAAGCCTTGTTGTAAACTGCAGTTAATTTGATGTCAAAACGGTCTGCAATGCTTTGTGATGATTCATTTGCGTAGTTGGTTTTTAGATATTCCAACATTTCTTTAGTCCAATACTTTCTCATATCCGTTCCTTGTAACTGGTATACATCCCTTCAAAATATGTCGGTATTGTGACGCACTCTCCGTTCCGGTTCTTTGCGATAATCAACTCGGCTTCTTCCATTTCGGGTTTCTCTTGCTCGTAGTACATCGGACGGAATGGGAACATCACGATGTCGGCATCTTGTTCAATTGCACCTGATTCCCGAAGGTCACTCAACATCGGTCTCTTGTCTGCTCTCTCTTCACTCTTCCGTGATAACTGTGCAAGTATCATCACCGTGATTTTAAGTTCCTTTGCAAGGAGTTTTAATGTGCGTGATATCTCTGCTATCTCTTGTTCACGGTTTGTCTTTGTTCCTTTGATCAACTGGATGTAGTCAATCACAAGCAAGTTCAATCCCTTCGTTGATTTGTGAAGTTTGGCTTTGGCTTTTATTTGTCCGATGCGAGAATCCACATCATCATCAATGAAGAATTCAATCGTTTGTCTGTTGGCAATGTCACACACCTGAAGGATTTCATTCTCTCTCAATTGCCCGTTGCGAATCTTCCAATTGGCAATGTCTCCAATCAAGGAAATGTATCTCTTTGCAAGTTGCTCATTGGACATCTCAAGTGAAATGAACAATGCCTTCCCTCCAATCTGTGCAAACTCCTTTGTTAAGGTCAAAGCAATTGCCGTCTTTCCCATACCCGGTCTTCCAGCAACCACAATCAAATCACCTTCGTTGTAACCACCAATGTACTTGTCAAGGAATCTCCATCCGGTTTGCTTACCTGTTAAGTTGCCACCGTTCTGTGCATTGAAAACAATTTGATCAACGACCTTGTTGGTCACCTTGACAATACTGGATGGTTCTTTATGGGTTGAGAAGGTTGTGCGTTCAACTACATTCTGTATGTCGGTAACAAGCTCATTCAATTCCTTTGTAACATCCAATGACAAAACGCCTTCAACAACTTGTTTCTTGATGTAATCGTGTTCCAACTTCATCAGGTGTGGTTTGATGTCTGTGATGCCGGATGCCTGTTGTTGAAGTTGGATAATCTCAATCACTTGCATTCTGTCAAAGTGTTTGGATAAACTTACATAGTCAATGGCTTCGTTGTTGTAGTACATCTCTGTCATAACCTCAATCAATTTTGATGACATTGAATCCGTAAACCAGTTCTTGTTGATTCTTGGTAGGAAGTGTTTTGCGTCATCGTAAAACAACATATTTGATAGGATGATTCTTTCTGTGTTCATAGGGTTGCAATTTTAGGTTTGTTTGTTTTGATTTCCTCGGTTTGAAGATTATTTAATTTCCAAGTTCTCACGGATGCTTTCCAATCTTTCATTTTGTTTTTACCAACCAACCAACCATTTGATTCATAATGAGACATCCATCGTTCGGAGATGTCATTCATTCCTTGTTCTTTCATATAAGTTTTAACATCTTGAATGGTCGGTTTCTTAAATACTTTTTTATCTTTATCTCTTTCACTATCTCTATCTCTATCTCTATCACTATCACTATCGGCATTTTTGGTAAGCGGTCGTATGCCATCGGATGCGGTCGCATCCCATCGCTTCTTTGCATTGTCCGAATTCCGTTCACAAATAGATTTGTATTTTACCAAATCTCTCATCAATGATTGCTTGATAGGTTCAAAAGCAATGCGAGTTATCACATTGTCCGTCTGTGGTTCTTGGTCATTCACATATCGTAGTATGTGCTTGAACAGATCACCAGCCTGTTCGTTTGTAAGTTGGTCTACCGTGTGAATTAAATCACAATAGAGTAGGAATGATTTCTTATTTTTTGACATAAAAAAACCCCATCGAAATAGTGCAGTTGCAGTGCGACTATTCCAACAGGGTAAAAATCTTTTAACATTGAGAAACTGCAACCTTCTCGTTAACACTACAAAGATAATCAATCACACATCATATCCCAATTCTTTTTTCACTTTTGCTTGATGTTTTTGTCGCAGCTCATAGGTCTCACCTCTCAATTCGGGATCATCTAACTGTAACCGTTGGCGGCATCTGCGGATGGTCTCCGCTTGTGTTAGTTTGCCTGATTCCAAACGATGGAAGAAGTTAAACAGATTTGATTCCTTACGCCAAATCATTGACATCAAAAGGTTGTCGTTGTCTCTTGTTTGTGGATATTGCTCAAGCAATTGTCTCACAAGTTCTTTGGTTACATTCATAGGGGTTTTGTTTGGGTGTAAAGGTGACGCACTTTGCATTCGCTACAATGCATTCGCTGGGCAATCTGTCTCCAGGTGCAACGCATATCATCACGAAGGATTGCGATTGCCCAACATAGTGCTTGTTTATCAGTTAGATTTTTCACTGTACATTTTCTTTGCATATGCAAACCCGGCATTGTATGCGAGTTGTTGTTCCATCTTTTCAAGTTGTTTGAAGTTGAAGATCAGGTGTGGGCTGATATCCAAATCGGGAAACTCCGTGCGTAGGTGTTCAACAAGACGGTCAATTGGTGTCTTCATTTTCTGCTTTGATTATTTCTTGAATCTGTTGTGAAATGGCTTTGATTAAACTGATGATATCAAGATTGTGATTGATGGTCTTAATGTCTTCAATTTCTATCTCTGTGTTTCTGTGTTTAACCCTGATCTTCATTTCCGTTTGGGATTAACTCTTGAAGAACTTTCAACCAATAGTATTTGCTTACTTCTGTGCAATGATCAAGTATTTCATACACCGCAACTCTCGCACATTTAATTGCATCGTCTTCCGATAGTGAATGAATCATATCAAAATCTCCATCTACCAATTCAACCGTTTCCGCATTGATGGTGTAAAATTTGGCGATAAGCTCTTCGGCTTTTTCTTTGGGTGTTATATCTGTTTTCATTGTCTGTCTATAAATTCTGCGTAATCTCGTGCATCTTTTTCGCATTCAAATGTGGCGAGTAATTCTCCAGCGAAGTAAACTCTCCATTTCTCAATTGAATTAATTGTTGCCTTTACTACCCTCGCTTTTAACATTTTTCAAATCTGTAAATTGGTTCTTGAAAGTTTGCAACTTGTCTTCCAACTCTGCAATCCGTTTCTCGCTCATCATCTTCGCTTGGTTCAAATCATCCTTTCCTTGCTGGATGGTTGACCGGATAGTTAAGATTTCTGTTTCCAAATCCCAAATTTGCCGATTGCGTTGGTTGACCTCTTCTTGAAGTTCATCGGTTGCTTTTTCTAAATACCATAACCGGTAAATGAGAAGGGCAAAGACCGCTGCCGAGATTAAGTAAGTTATCATAAGAATCTAAATTTAATGATATTTTGATTTTTATTATTATTTCTCACAACTTCAATTCTGTTTAATTCAACATACTTTTTAATTAAAGTGGACACATCCGATTTGCGATGCTTGTGAAGAATGTCAAGAAATACAGGATCTTGTCTGTACACCCATTCATTCCCATAAACGCTTTTGACATCATCCAGGAACAATTGAGTTGTCCTGTGAACTACTCGGTTCGGTCTTTTGCTTTTGGGCTTTGTAGTGCCGTTAAAATAAAGATTCAAAACATCTGTTGCTTTTCTCAAGATTTCCAATTCAACCTCGGTGAATTGATTAAATAATTGTATTTGTTTCATAGTTTTATTTTGCTTTTCCTTTGTAGAATTTGTGATTGAAGATGGTTTGACTGAATTGGTCAAACTCCGGATTGTACTGATCCCGTTCAAACTGGTATGGTTTGGCTTCGGGAAGTTCTTTGTTCATTGCCTTCTTAATGCAATGTAGACCGTAACCCACCGCAAAAACGATGGGTGTTAAAACGATTGGATAAATTATGTCTAAGCTCATGCTATTTCTTCGATTGTAAAACTAACTGCATCATCACTTTTGTTGCCCATTTTTTCGTAAGCAAATTCATTTGCCTTCTCAACACTTGGTGCATAGAACTGAATGAAGAATAAATCATTGTCATTTTTGTCTTTGAAAATTACTTTGTATCGTTTCATAGTCATTGAATTAAGGGGGCAATTAAGCCCCCAAGATTGTTGTTAATTCGTTTTTACGAGCAAGTAAATTTGCAATTCTCTTTTCATAGATTTCACGAAAAAGTAAATTTGGCTTTCTTGTGATGGCAATAATGCCAGTCAATTCGATTTCTAAAACTTCCAATTGATAGTTGATTTTTTGTTTGTTTGTCATATCCATGATTCAAAACAACAACATTCTTTTCACTTATGCAAATTTATTTTCTGATTGGCTTTGTGAATGAACGATTTATTTTGTGATTGACAAAAACAACTCCCCAGCATAGGTCAATTTCTCATCAATGATTTCTTGGATGTCCTCTTCCAAAGTGATGAGAGTGGTTGTGAGCTTCTT